CTTATTTTGATGGAGGGTCTTTTGCTGACGTTGTTGTCAATGGGGACATTCATCAACAGAATGCTGATCGAGTTGGCTGCTCGCGCAAGGACGTTAAGACCTTGACGTATGCCTTTATCTACGGAGCATCTGACAAGAAGATCGGTACTTCCCTAGACAAGTCCCTAGATGATAGGAAGGCTGTGACTTTGGGAAAGGAGATCAGAAGAAAGTTTCTTGAGGCCATCCCTGGTTTGGAGGGACTCCTGACTGCTGTCAACAAGAAAGCTGAGGGTGATGTGCTCAAGGGCCTTGATGGGCGTCCTATCCGCCTTCAGGGGAAGAAACACGCTGCCCTCAACTACCTACTCCAGAGTGCTGGGGCCATTGTTTGTAAACGGTGGAACGTCATCACTTACAATCAACTAACTGATCTTGGATACCAATGGGACGTTGACTACCAATGGCTTGGATGGATCCACGATGAAATTCAACTCGCTGTTAAACCACACCTCATTAGTGATGCCAAGTTCCAACTCGAATGGGCAATCGTCCAGGCCGGAGAGTACTACAACCTCAAAGTCCCGCTTGCCTCTGAAGCAAAAAATGGCCTCTCGTGGGCAGACTGCCACTGACCTTCAATTGCGTGTTGACGCAGACTTCTATGCTTACCGCGCTTGTCAATCGGCTGAAACTGAACTTGATTGGGGGGATGACCTCATCACCATTGCTAGTAACTTCCGAGTTGTCCTCGACATCTTTGAAGGTGAACTCAATAACCTCCGAAAAAGGTTTGACACCAACAACGTCACCCTCTACTTCTCAGACTCCAAGAACTTCCGTAAGACTGTTTGTCCCGACTACAAGGGAAAACGCACTAAAAGGAAACCTGTGGGGTACAAGCGGCTCTTAGATTGGTGTGGTGCTAATTACAAGGTAGTACGGTATCCGAACATCGAAGCAGACGATGCCCTTGGCCTTGAGTGCCACCTTGATCCACGAGAGTTCATTCTTGTTAGCCCAGACAAGGACATGAAACAGATCGCTTGCCGTTTGTTTAATGGGGAAGAGGAGATCACTGTGACTCCAGAAGAGGCAGACTACTGGTTCTGGACACAGTGTCTAACTGGTGATCCAGTTGATGGATACAAAGGTGTGCCGGGTATTGGCGGTGTGGGTGCCAAGAAGATACTGGATAAGGCAGAGAGTCCTTGGGAAGCTATCCTTGAATCTTATATCAAGGCTGGACAGACTGAGGATGATGCCATCCGCAATGCTCGCTTGGCACGAATCCTTCGGCCTGGAGAGTACAACTCAACAACGAAGGAACCTATCCTATGGACTCCACCTTTATTGGCTTAGATCTTGGCTTGCTGTTGGCAATCATTTACATACTTGAACCCAACTTACCATACTATCTAAAGCTAAGGATAAGTGAACAATTTATTAACCTTAACCTACGAATCTATCAAGGAGTTTTTAGAGTCCGATTTTGGTATGACAAACAATCTCTACGACCGGGACCAGTGGGACGATTTTTACGAGACCTACAACTCAGACAAATCCAGCGAAGATACAGTGACTTATTCAAAGACCAACCCTAAGCACTACCAACATGGATCAATCCAGGTTTGGGATTTTATTGTGGATCAGCAGCTCGATTTTCTGGCTGGTAATGTCATTAAGTATCTCTGCCGTGCTGGCCGAAAGGATAAGGAGTCTACGCTTGACGACCTCCTCAAGGCTCAAGTATACCTCAACAAAAAAATTGAATCACTAACCGATGGAAACCCCTGAACATCTAATTGAACAGGCGTTTGTCTTCCGACTTGCCGCTGAACAATCCATTGATCCAAATGATGAACTGGTTCAAGAGATGCAAATGACTCTCATACGAGAGGAATTCAATGAACTTCTTGAAGCACACATCAATGAGGACACAGATGAAGACAAGATCCATACCCTAAAGGAGTTGGCTGATCTCGTCTTCGTCTGCTATCAATATGCCGTTGCTCGTAACTGGAATCTCGACATCGCCCTAACGCGAGTGTTTGAATCCAACATGAGCAAGTTCGTTGACGGGAAGCCCCTCCGCCGCGAAGATGGTAAGATACTCAAGGGGCCCAACTACCAACCACCATTCCTTGACGACCTAGTATGACCGCCTTTGCCGACCTCGGGGACACCCCCAACACCATCGCCCGAACTGGTCGGGTTCAAAATTGGATTGATGATCCGGAGTCTCGCCTTCCCGTGAGCTGTACGGTCTTTGTTGTTGAAGATGAAATGGAGGGACCCAATGGAATTGAAGCCTCATGGCGCTTTGTCTCCC